CACCAGCCGTGGGTGATGCTTCTTTTACAGTAACCACCGCCGCTGCTGGATTTGCCACAATAAAATCATCATGTGCATTGATTGCGGTAAATATATTATCAGCAGTTGTGTCGTTGTTGGTGTTTGGCCTAAACCCTAGTGATGATGCTGGGTCTGAACTACCTACAGCCTCAGATGTAAATGTGACAGTTGTGCCATCACTTTTTGTCAAAACCAGTGTTGTTCCTACAGCTATATTTGCATAATCGCTGACCGTTATGGTTGCATGTGCGCTTGTGCCGCCAATCGTGTGATCGTGCCACCCGATAGCCGCGTTTGCTCTGTCGTATGTCAGCCCAACCAACCGTCCGTCACTGTGGACAAACCATAAGATAAGTTCTGGTTCTTGCTGCCATACCATGTCTGTCAAGCCGCCACGCGGAATGTGGTCTGCTAATATGGTCAAATCAATTCCAAGCAAGCCATCTGTATCCAAATCAAACGTAATCTCTTTGACTTTTTCTTGACCCTTTTGAATAAGAATTGTGCTGTTTCCCGCCCGAACAGGACGAACATCTGATGAACCAAATGTGGTTTCACGCAAGACGTTTACATTCGTTGGCGATACTGGTGTAGAACCTGTGCCACCAGACAGCGTAAACTCTGCACTTGTAGTCAACACTTGCAGAAAACGTGCTGGCAACAAATGCTTGATAACATTAACTTTGTCAGACGCAATGGTAAAATTTACCGCTGAGTCATCTAATGTTCCCGGTGTCATGTTTTCAAAATCAGCCGATACTGAGCCAAATATGGTCTGTGGCTGGCCTGTAGTGCCAGCAAAGTACAACCGTTGCTCATAAAATCCAACAGCCTTAGGGAAGCCCTGATCGCCGCCAAATGCCCCAAGCGACCATTTTGTAGTTGGGTTTCCTGACCCTACAACGCTTGCTGGCAAAAACCCCTCTGCGTTTTTAAATGTCGCTGTTACTTCTGTTGCGCTGGTAAAACCAGTTATTTTAACAAATCCAGATCCACTATGCTGAAACTGCCACTCAAGACTGCCATAGGTTTCTGTGCCAGATAAATGCACTGGCGGTGTGTTGCCGCTTGTTTCAGTCCCACTGTCTGTTTTTTTGTAAACATTGTTGCCGTGTCTAACTAAAGCATTTTGAGCGTAGCTAGTGCTTGCAGCCCAAGCATCATGTTCTACCTCTATGACCTCTCTAAATCTTATTAATCGTCCGACATCATTTGCTGTAAACAAACTTGCAGAGGCAACGATTGTTACGCTACCAGTATTGGCAGACGCATACAAAGTGGTTGTCGTCTGGTTCTCATCAAGATAAGGGCCGTCAATAAAGTCTATATCTGCTAGTGTAAAGCTGGTTGCTGTGGTTCTGGTTAGTTTTGCTGGCTCATGGTCTTTATGCGCTAAGAACAAAACATCAGCCGATTGAGCATGGTTGATCTCAAATATATCTGTGACAGAATATGTTGTCGTAACCTCAACTATCTTGCCGACTGTACCGCCACTAGAGTACGCTGTAAACGCGCTACTGTTGACACCAGACAACTGAAATGTATTTGTTGTTTTCCCAGCAACTGTAAACTCTAGGTTGTTGACCTCTACCATGCCAGCAACAGACGTTATAAAAACTCTGTCACCATTGTTAAGACCATGAGATGATGCGGTTACAACCGCTGGATTGGCCTGTGTAATTCCTGTTATGTTTGTAGTGGCCTCTGTAAGTATGCCGCCATCTTTATAAAATCTGATGTAATTTGCACCAAGCTCAAGCACATAGGCTTGCTCATCGCTTACCTCAAAATTAATTAGACGTATCTTACCACCATCTTTAGAACGACCAGCAAAAAACGAACCCGGCCTACGAGTTACGCCGCCAGATGGGAACACAAGCATATTGTTAAGGGTTTGCACAGCTTCATTATACTTTGGTATATCTATGCGGCCCTCAAGCTTTGGCGAGATCTCACCTGTCCTAAAATTTGTTATTATGGTGGAGACACGCGCCATGCTTTATAACCTAATGTTTGTGAAATCGTCTGCCTGTGGTTGCTCTGGGAAGCCTTCCATACTATCTACGCCTTTGGCTTCTTTCAGACGCGCTTCGTAAACACTCAACATATTAGCTGCAACAGAATTGCTGCCTGTAATGTTGTAAGCTATTTCAGCCGCCAAACGTGCTGATATGGCCTTGTTAAGCAGTGAGTCATACTGTTCTGTATCAGTTATTCTGCCTATGTAAATGATATTGCATGTGTCTTCATTAGATAGAATTTTTCTACCCTCTATCTTAAACATGACATTGCTGTCATACGCGGCAACATCATTGTTGACATTGCTGTTCCAAAACGAAAGCACACGCAAACAAAATGGATCTGTTGGTAATGTAAACTGAAATGAAAAACCAAACGCAGGGGCGGTTGAGTCGGCTGCTAAATTTGTTCTTGTGATCGCTATGTTCCAAGGATGTGAACGCAATACAGCATCTCTAACATCATCAAAGTTGCCGTTACATAATCTGGCTTCTTTTGAATTTTCGGTCAACGCAGTTATGTTGGCCGCGCCAAGCAAATCCAACGCCCTGTTACACAGATCGACAACTGATGCCATAGCAAACTCCTAAATGGGAGAAGGCAGCTTACGCTGCCCTCTCTTATTGTTTAGTTTACAACGTAGTGAATAATGAACGACATATCACCGCCAGTGCCACCAGTGGCATTGAATGTTGCGGCTATGTAGTAATACCCACCCGGATCGGATGACGCTCCTGCATTTGTATACAGTTTCGCACCAATCGTGTTGATGTCTGCTGCCTCTGTCCTCAGATCCGCAACTGCTGTAGTTCCGTCTGCAACTGACGTTGCAAAGAAGTCTTCGTCTACAACAGTTCCGTCTGTCTGATAGATGCCAACATTAAACGTACAGCTACCACCCAAAGCATCTGCTGCAACCTGTATGGCTGTAATAGAAGCATTACTTGGGATTGGAGCTAGCATGACAATATCATTGTCGGTGCTATCACCAGCAGCTAACGCAATCGTACCTTGAGCAACACGCAAAACACCGTGTAACTCTTGGCTGTCGTTGGCAACCTGTGGAGAGGCTTCAAAATTAGCTACAAGATCTGAATTTTTCGTAGTCATAATTTACCACTCCTTACGCTGATTCGTCACAGTCAATCTGGACAACTTTTTCTTCTTCCATACGAGTGGAACCGATGCTCATGCAATAATAGACTTGTGTTGCGTAACCTTTGTCGGAACGCTCATCTATTCTTGCCATTACATCTTTACCAATCGCTAGAGCAAGACCATCCTCTGCCCATGCAAAGCATGAACGGATGTTGCCAGTTTTTGACAAACGATTTGACACGATAAAGGTGAAGCCCATGAACTGATTTACTTCACCCTGTACTAAGGCTTTGACTGTGTTGAAGTCGCTGCTAGTAACATTTGTGTCACCTAACAATGCTTCAATCTGATCTGGGCCTACAGCGATATAACGCGGTATTGAAGGATCAACTGAAGCAAGGTCTAAGGTCTTCTTAGCAGTCCTAAGTTTTGCAACAGTTAAATCTGCACTACCGTCAGCAATCTGCTGACCAGAAGGAAGCGCAGTTGATGTGCTGCCTGTCTCGCCAGTAAACGCTGTGCCTAATGCTGCTGAGATAATCTCATCGTCCATCGCACGACCTAATGCAAAAGCGGCTGCTTGGGCATAGGCAGAGGTTGGGTCAATGAGCATACGGACTTTATCTTGCTCATCAATAAGATCAGCATATTCGTAGTCCACAAGTGTCACCCTACGTCTTGCGTGAGGTGTATCAATCTGGGGAGTGTCAGCATGGCGCGTTGTACGCTTTTGTGCTGTCGCTTTACCCACTTGGTCAAAGAAGGCATTTTTGCCAGTCATGCTTTCTACACGCACAGCATCACGCAAAAGAGAACCCTTCTGCTGTGATAACATCTGCACGTTTGCAGAATATTGCTGGACAAATGCCGTGGTTACTTCAATAGACATCTCTGTCTCCTTTTACCTGATGACATTTGATTGCAGACTGCTACCCGACAGCGCGGACACTCCTAGAATTTTTGGCCTTCTTGCGGCCTTCGTCTTTCCGATTGTCAGCAGGACAAGTTTCCTCGCTACCCTGCATCACCCACTCGTAGTAAACATCTGCGAGTAAGTGCGGTTGTATCATATCACGACTTGTACCATTTTCAACAGCTAGTCGCAAACATTCCAACCTAATCTCTTTTGTTGTCAAACCGTCAACCATGCACAATACTCATAAGTTCTTGAACTCTTTGAACAGCACGATCACGCGCCACAGGGTCTTTGCGGTTCGTGTAATCAGGCCCACGCATGATAGAATCTATCTCAGCTTGCGCTGTTTGCTTTGTCATGTGATTGACCTGTGACTTTTCTGCAACAGTATCTTCACTGGTTACAGATTGCTTGAACTCAGCGAATTTTGCAAATGCCTTAATAAACTCAGGGTGATCACCCAAGTTTGTTCCATCTTCAAGAACAATCCTTGTGATTGCTTGAGTGTCGGACAGTTCATCTGCAAGGCTTGTTGCTAGCTCAACATTTTTCTCATAATTAGATCCCCACTCGGCTCTAAGCTGATTATCAGCATCTATTTGAGATTGGTGTCTTTTGTCTGCATCAGCTTGCACAGTGCCTTCCACACGATTTTTGTAATAATCCAAAATGCCATTAACTTGTTTTGGTGTTAGCCTTTCTGCATGAGCCATCTCTGCAAAGTCGTTAGCGTCTTGTTCTGTAATGATGTTTCCATCAACAGCTATCTCATACCCTGATGCCGCCTCTGGTCTTCCCAGCCTATCAGCAATCCTATCCAGATCCTCGTCTGTTGGATTTGCTGGCAATGGCAACTTATCTGCACCAATTAGTTTTTGGCTGTTGACGTAAGATCTAGCTAAATTTCCCACATCTTTAATAGGTGAAAGACTTGGATGCTCTCGCAAGTCTTCTGGTATCATGTTCAAAAACTCGTTACCAGACCCGCCTGACGCTACCTCTGCTGGCGTTTCAATCGCTGGTGCAGGGGTTGCCTCTGGCTGGGCTACCTGTTCGGCGTTTTCTAATGACATTACATCTCCTCTCTTAACATGTTGTAAATGTGAAGAATAACGGCCCTCTTGCCCTCTTCAAAAGCTGTTGCATTGGCATCGCCAGCAACATAGCTAAGTGTCTTATAATTACACCTAGCTTCCAGATCAGCTAATATTTTACTCCCACTGTCTGTATTAAATGTCTGCCTATAAAGATCTTTTGTCTTCTCTATTTCTTTGTTCACTTGCTTACCATTCTACTAGCTTGGGCTAACTGTGCTATATCCTGCACCTCTTGAGATTCCTGCATAGCTTCTGCTTGCTGTTGTTCTGCCTCTGCCCTCGCCTGTCTAGCTTGCTGCACTTCAGCCTCGGATTTCAGTGTTGTCTTAGGCACACCAAGGGATTCAGTAACATGCCTGACTAATCCATCCGGGTCTATGTGATCCCCAACAGGAAGCGTTTGAGCAAGCGGCATTAGTATTTCCAATGCCTTCATAGTGCTGTTGAGACTGCTTGACTTTTGTGCGCGAGCAAGTGGTGAAATGTATTCAACATCTACATCACGCCCTTGCAATATCTCTGGGGCATCTCTCAACATTTCAGCGCGTAACATCAGAGCAAACACACGGTCAATCAACGGACGCAACATTTCATTCTTTAATCTGTCAAGGGCTGGCCCGATGACCCTTAGTTGCTCTTCTCGCCTTTGGATTATCTCAGTTGCGGTCATGTTTGGGCCGCCGCCTGTAAGTAGTTGGTCAACAAAAAACGCTGATCTAATCGCGCCTCTACGCTGTTCTTCCATGTTCAAGCCAATAGGAATGTTTGCGCCTGTGTTAAGTGGTGTGATTGTATCCCTGCTGCCGCTTCTAAAAAAGTTCAATCCCCCCGGCTGGGTACGGATAGGGAGAAGAAATCCGTCATCAGGAACAAGTAGAGGAGGATCTATTTGTTTCTGTGCAGCTTGAATGATTGTTTTAGACATCAAGTTGAGCATCTTGACATCAGGCAACGCAACCATTGCGGGGGAACGCCCCATTGTTTCACCAGTTGCCTTCAAATATCGTGGAACAATGTACGGGAACTCTTGGAAACCACTTTCAGAAAGCATGGCTTTTGATTGCATATCTATATAAATAGATGCAAACGGCATGTTTTTATTATCTACTTTTGTTTTGTCCCTGTCTTCTCTGGGGATGACAACGTGCAATATCTCTACTTCTTCGTCAGGCTTGTCTTGGTTCTTTTTAAGAATGTAGTCTGTTACATTCTCCATACCAAACCTTTGCACCACTTGACGTACAGGCGATTTGTATGAACGAAAAACCGTATCAACCAAACCAAACTGATTTTCTTGTATATAAAACTCTGAGATGTGCCGAGTGCTAAACCGCAACGCACCGCCTTCCATCTCCACAAACATGCAGCCTGTTCCAAAAACAACAAGGTCTACATACATTTCATGGACTTCAGTGCCAAAGTTTGATTGATCAAAGCCTCTCAACATTCTATGGCTTGTGTCTTGCAGCCACTCACGAACCTCATCGTCACGCCCTATTTCCTCATCTTTCATGTCAAGATGAAACCAAGGTGCTGCACCGCTTGTAAGAAGTCCGTGAAGGCTTGATGATAAAAGATCTACTGCTTGCAGTGCTGTGCCATCAAAGATCAACTCCATGCGTTTATCGCCTTTTGATCGGCTCTTAACAACGTCTGCCTTTCTTGGCAGCATATAATCAGCCAACTCTTGATAGTGACTGTTCCAGTTGTCCCGCTGAGTTTTGAGGTGATCGTATCGCGTCACCAATTCTTTGATGCTGTTCATGTGCATAGCTTACCCCAATAAAGTTGGTCTACCCCCGGTTGGGCTTCGCCCTTGTTCCTCGCCAAGTGCGCCAGCAACTATCGTAGAGCCAGCACCTCTTTTTCTTCGCGTCTTTCTTACACCCTCTTCAGCCAAAGCCATAGCTCTCTCTGTGTCTTGCTCATTCGCTCTTGCTGGTGGTGGTGGCGGCGGCGGTGGTGGCGGCATGTTAATTTTTGGTCTTAGAAAACTCATTATCCACTCCCTGTCGGTGCTTTAGGATTTGGCTTGGCAAATGTAACTCCATAACCTTCCATAAGGGTTCCAGCCCCGCCTGACCTCTTTGTAGACCTTGTTCGCCTTCTGCCCCTTTCAAGTAGTGTTTCATCATCAGGGACAACTTCTGGCGTAATTTCTGGTGTTATTTCTGGAACCTCTGGGGTTTCTCCGTACAGGATCATCCTACGTTCTTCGTCCGTAGTACCCATAACAGTATCAAAAGTTTCTTTACCAATTTTCTTAATTGGCTTTTCAATAAAAGGCTCAACAACTTTTTTATCTACGAACCTTGTAGCTTTCCTAACAGCCTTTCTTACTCTCCTAGCAACACCACCCATAACTAACTCCAATCGTGAAATCCAAGCTTTGATGTCTCAGTGCGAAACCAAAACGCCTGACTATAACCTTCTTTTGATAACATACTTTTTAGCTTTCTAAAACCTATTGCTGTGTTACGCATCCCACCAACAGATATAAAATCAATAATCCAGACATTTTCTCCGTTTGCGTTAAACCCCTCTATTGGAAATTTATAGTCTAATAAATATTCTTTTATATGACTTGGGCTTGGGAATGCCCATGTCGCAAAACATATTGGCCTGTTGTCCTTCCTTATGATTGCATACTGCCCCAAACTAAACGGTGTTTTTATAAGGTTTGTGAAATTTTCCTTACCCCACCATTTATGATAATCGCTTGTTTTTATTAAATATATTATGTCTTCTATGTCTTCTTTTGCCATAATTAAATGCTAAACGGATTATATTCATTGACTGCAACTTTCTGCGGTGGACGAACAGCAGCTTGTCTATTCTCCAGCCCAATAGCCAAATACCTAAATGCATCCGCAGCGTGAGATGTGAAGTCATGCCTCGGATGATCTCTAAACATTTTTCTCCGTTCATCCCACTCCTGCCTGTATTGTTTTAGCATCTCAACGCCTTCAGCGCATTTATCACGGTCAAAGTGGCACTTAGGCAATAATACTCTAGCAGCATTGATGCCATCAGCCACCTTCATTTTCGGGATGACTTTGAACCTGATGCCGAGGCTGAACGCCGTTTCGAGGCGACTTTTGCCCGACCCGATTTCCCTGACTTCGATGTCGTGCGGGGCGAGGTGATCTCCCCAATGATAATCCTTCTGACGTAAGATTTCAGCGTAGTGATCCAACCCAACACCGCTGCTTTCATAGTAGTCAATGACATTTACTGCTCCACTCCTAAATATCTGTGCAAACCAAATTGCTGTTGAGTCGTTTATACCCAAATCCCATGCGGTATGCACAGGATAAGCGGGGTCATAAGGAACCCTAGTAATCCTTCCGTCATCATCAGCATCAGATAACAACTTTCCATAATAAGCCCCTATGATTGCCGCTGTAAAGGAACACTCATATTCCTGTTCATACTGTTCCGGGGTCATTTGCGTTCTAGCAGCCTCAAGCTCCTCATCTTTCACAAGACCGCTTTCAGACGCTCTTACGATTTTCCAATACCACTGGTCAGACCCAGATTCGGACTCTGACTTGGCGTTTTCCAATAAATCATAAAAATGATTATGCCCTGCCGGGGTGCCTAGAAATACAGCCGCACCCTCTCTGTCTGATAGGGCTGGCCTCACTACTTCCCCCCATACCCTTGGGTTCTGCATCCCAAACTCATCAAAAACACACAGGTCAAGATAGATACCGCGCAAGCTATCAGGGTTCTCAGCAGACAGCAGCATCAGCCTACCGCCATTAGGGAAGTCAACTCTTAGCTCAGTTTCATTAAAGTTCACACCGGGAATGACAGATGCATAATATTTCACATAATCCCACGCAATACGCTTGGCTTGTGTAAAAGTAGGGGCTACAAACGCCACTCTTGGCCTCGGTAGTTCACAAACTAGACAATGTTTTATTAAATGATTTACAGCCCAGACCGTCTTGCCAAAGCGTCTGTGCATCACAAGCACGTTCCAACGCTTTACGCTTTCGTGCATTTCAGCCTGTAGCTCTCTAGGCTTATAAGGGATGCGTACCTGTTTCACAGTTGTATCAACTTTCCCACAGTATCTTCACCGCACCGTCAGTAACCTCTACCCCGGCCCTAGCCTTTTGCTCCCCAAACCTCTCAGGTATAATCTTACTAACCTTCCACCTCACATGGTTAGCATAATCCCTCAACACATGCGGGTCATAATCCTTACGCTTATGAAGAGCATCATCATACAAAACATCCAACTCCTCTAAAGCCTTCTCAGCACTCTGCCTTTGTGCCTCCTTCACAGAAGCATCAAAGCCCTCATCCTGCCGCATAGTCTTATATACAGCACTACGGCTAATACCAACCTCTTCACAAGCCTGTACCAAACTAAGGCCATCGCCCAGAAGCCTGACAATTCCGTCTTTCTTAAAGTTCGTAAACCTAGCCATGTAACCTCCGGCTGTGTGTTGTAACGTACCATTTAACACATATACAATGCAGCAGTGCGGCTCGGGGGTGCCGCGTCGTTGCAAAGCCCCCGATGGCCTAGCGTTGCGCTGCGCAATAGTAATGCCGCGCATGATTCCTTGTTGTGTTGTGTGTGTCTTGAAATGAACCTAAAGCAATCTAAACAAATGCCAGCAACAAACAGCGAAGCCAAGCCAACAATGCTTTGCCTGTACACTTTAATTAAATAGCATAGATTTTGTATACAGTAAACGGTGCAAAGCTTTCACTTATATATATACACTGCTACAGCCCTGAAAAAATAATTTAAAAAAAATGTCATTGCGCTATTGACTATGTGCAAGTCTTGCACTATGTCTTATGTATCACTAGCAAAAAGGAAACAAACAAATGAATGATTCAGCTACAATCTTTGCAATGGTTCTCGGCATGGCTTTACAACTTGCCAGCCTTGGCCTTGCAGTCTCAGGCTTTCACCATGTTGAAGGCCTTTATATCCCTGCAACTCTTGGCATTACCGGAACTGTTTTGTTTTGGTGGCCTATGATTTGCGCCAAATAATCACACTAGCAAAAAGGAACTAAGCAAATGAAAATGGATTATATCGAATCATTACCTAACCATGACATTGCATTGGATGTTTATTCAACTCTTATGCATTACAAAGTTGACAAGGGGATTGATCACATTGATGTGATGGCTGTTATTGAATACCTAAAGCACCATTACGAAACAGATCAAAACCCTGTCGCTGTATCAATACGCAATCAAAACAAAATTTGTGACAATGCCTATTGTGAAGCAATGGCAACCCACAAAGCCCCGCACAATGAGCAATATTGCTCTGAGTGCATACATGAGCATGTTTATGATGATTGCCAACCAATATAAACAACTAATCAATCACACTAGCAAAAGGAAATAAGATAATGAGACAAGTTAGCAAAAACACAGTGTTCGCATTTTTAAATCGTACCGTAAAACGCACTGGCAGAAATGACGCTGTTACACGCACAGGATTTGTTGAGACTAACAACAAAACAGGCGAAACAAAAAACACAGAATGTTTTTTCATGACGCTACACGACAACCCTATTGCAAGCTTGCAGCCATTACACAAAACAAAATGGCACAAACGCGCAATACATTTGACTCTTGCAGGTTGGAACACAGTAACAACACGCGAACGATTAAATGCTTTATTGCGTATTTTGGGCAAAAGTAACTTGCACATTGTACAACATAAGCACCAAGCTTGCCTAGCCACATTTGCTGGCAACAAAAGACTCACAACACCATTAAATGTGAATCGCTGGTATGATGTGGAAGAATTGCAGCACATGGCGAACTTTCTACACCACAAAGAAACTAACAAGGCAGCATAAAACAACAACAGGCGGCACGCATTGCGCGTGCTGCCCCATGATTGCATGGCAATGATTGTGCAATGATGGGGCAAATGCCCACAACACTAGCAAGAAAAAGGTTAAACAAATGGCAAAATATAACGGTTACACAAGTTGGAATGCTTGGAATGTATCGCTTTGGATAAATAACGATGAATACCTTTACAACACGGCAAGGGAAACGGTGAAGCGTTTTGGATATGTGCGAGGCTTGAAGGTTCTCGTCGCGCGATGGGAAGGTGACAGAACACCGGATGGTGCAATTTATAACCGCACTGGAATAAAGCAAGCAATACAGGAGATAGTTTGATGACAGAGAAACTTATCAACGGTTTTTGCATAATCTTAACAGCGCTTCTAATCATGGGCTGGATAGATTGGCTTTGGCTGTTTGGCTTTGAAAACAGCAAATCGTTTACTTGGTGGGCTGTGATGGCTCACTTTGGTAAATAGGCTACCAACCTACCATTGACGGGCTGAAGCCTGTCAGTGGGCTTTAAATCGGCAGCAATGGCATAACGCTAGCAGAAAGGTAAAAGAGAAATGGCAAAGCAAGGTAAAATTGAAATGCCACTTAACTATTCAATAGAAAATAATAACGATGGCACTTTTTCGTTATTGCAAGATGGGTTCTTTTTGTTTTGTGGAAAAACAATTGAAGAATGTTTCGACGCTATGACAAAGAATCACACTTGCATGAAATACGGCAAGAGCTATTCAAAATTCTAGCAAAAGAGAGAGGGAAAAAGAGAAATGAAAACCTATGAAATAACTGTGATGGGGACAGTCGAGAGGACTGTGGTTGTTGAGGCAGATTGCCTTGAGTCAGCAGAAAGCAGCGCTGAAGCTGAATGGTCGAGATTAACCGGCGGTAATATTTTCACAGCCGAAACGGTATCAGCCATTGAGAGAGAGGAAAAGCAATGATTAACGCAGTGTTTAAATTAAGAGACAAACCCAACACAAATTTAGGTTGGGAATATATCAAGATTATTGATCGGTATTGTTATGGCTGGGAAGAAATCCCAGCAAAGGAAACATACCACAAAAAGGCTTGGACAATAAAAAAGTTTACCTATGTCATTTTGGGCTGGGATACAGGCAAGCCAAAAGACTTGCACCCAATATCTGAAGATGAGATGGAAGACTTATGGATGAATTATGATTTTATTGAAATGGAAAACTAAAAGAGAAACCGCCAAAGCATTGCGCTTTGACGGTTCTCACATCCTACTAGCAAAGAAGGAACAGAAGGGAAAATAACATGGATTCAAAAAAAATCAAGCTTGAACGTCTACAGCTAGGGATTAGCCAACAAAAGATGGCTGACAGGCTAGGCGTAACAAGGCGAACAATTATCAATTATGAAACCGGGGCAACGCATGTGCCTGATACTGTCACCAAGTTACACCGATGCCTAAAAGAGAAAGAGCGAATGGAGAAAGAAAAAGAATTGAACAACGATTTAGATTGGCTTGTTGATTCACTTACAGAGTTTGCAGAAATTATATCAACCTTAGATATAAAACAATTTAGCAATCAAAAAGACTACGCATATTTAGTCATGCTTACTTGCCAAGAATTTATCAAACAGAGAGGGAGTTGAATTAACGATTAGCAATGCCGCGTGGCATTTCTTAAAGCATAGCCTTAACACTTGGCTATGCTTTTTTTATTTACAAATTATGTGTTTTGTTTTGCAATTCGGTTTGCTCCGGTAATGCATTACTTGGCATTGCTTTAAGTGACGAGCAAGCTCGATTTTATCGAGTCAGTTTTTCTTGTCAACCCCATAAGATTCACGCACCACTTGAACCCAAGTTGGCAGTGACATTTCTGCAACAAGTCGTGGGTCATAAGAGAAAGAGCGACACGCAGCCATAAGCTGTATGACGCAACGGATTGGGCGATTGTTAAACTTATAAATGAGAACAGGGAACCTATCGCCGGATGCATCACAAGCTTGCTCCCACCATGCCTGTTTGTATGTTGCGCCAGAAGCATAAGCCTTGCACTCTATCGACCAGCCGGGGATTACAATGTCAGCCTCACCTTTCACTTGATATTGAGAGAGGTTGCGCTTTGGTAACTCAGGCAGTGACTCGCCCAAGTGGTCTTTGATGTAGTTTACAATCTGCCTTTCAAACGCCGCGCCTTTCTGTCTGCTATCTGTCATTTTGTTTTCGTTTCAAAACGCTCTTGGCTGTATTTTTTTTGCGTATCACTCGCCCAAGATTATCAAACTTTACATCGACCTCTGGAACCTTCAAAGCCTCTTTGATTTCCTCTACAGTAGGAACTTTATAACTACTTTGATTCATAATGATGCACTCCATATTGTAATTTACAAACAGGGCATACACTTGCCCCGTCGAGAAATGTCTCACACCTCAAACACATATCAGCAGCAGCAAGTTGCGCTATCTTTTCATCACCCTCTGGTAAAAGCACACCAGTCGCGCTGCAAAGTTCGCAATCCTCTGGCACTACTTCAGTTGGGTCAAAGTAATCTTTGACGTACCGAAAACCTTTACCTTTGCATTTGTAGCATTGTATCTGTGAAAAAATCATTTGGCTTAACCTCACCATTACTTGCTAAGAGAATCCTACGCATTGTCTCAGGGTTTGGATACCGTCTGCCAGCTATAAAATGATTGATGGCTGACCGGGATATACCACAACGCCGAGCAAACCTAGCTTGGCTTATCTTGTTGATATGTATATATTCTTTCAGTGTCATAATTTTTCTCAACTTTACCTGTTGACCGATTGTAGACATTACGTTACCGTAACACAACTAGCAATGAGGTCAAGCATGGATATTTACAAACACGATAGCGCAAGTGGCGCAACATCACCAAAGTATGAAATGATATTTAAGTTGTGGCTCAGAGCGACAACTAATCTCAATCCTGTATTCCCAGATAACGCAGCTATGCTAACAGGACGCACCGTTGAGATGGGTGTACGCCGAGTTGAGGGGCTAGAAAACTTTGACCCTGATAAGGGTAAGCAAGATGGTATGTCAATTGCTGAAGCCACTCGTGATATGATGGCAGACTACGATGAGTATGTGCCAAGGGATTGGGATGAGGGCAAAGACAAAGAGGAACATGAAGCTTTTAGAGAACACTTGCCTGACATGCTTGGCAACGCGCTTGAAGGCTTGAAAGCGTGGCAAAACAAACACGGACTTAACACTGTAAATGGTGAGCATGTAACTTGGCACTCTGTGCCAGAACTTGATGTTCGTATTATGATGTTCAGAGACTTTTATGGCGGTAACGTATTGTGCGATCTCAAGTGTAAGATGCCGCAACGCAACCCTCTAAAAAAAGATGGCACTCGCACATGGCGAATACCAAAGCCAGATTTGCAGCCCAGCGAAAACAATATCAAACAGATGTCAGTGTATTGGAGAGCGACAGGCCAAAAGCCATCGTTGCTACAAGTCACTGCGTCTGGCTTTCACATTTGGGATGAGGATAATTGCGAACTGCTACAAGAGCAACATCTTGAACAAGTCTATCAGGATGTGAAGCGTAGCTGGACTACCACACAAAATTTAATTCGTGTCGCTAATGGTAATTGGCACACACTAGCTGGCCTAGTCACCCCGGATTTTACAGAAATCGCAAGGAAGCATGGGCCACACATACTTAAACTAGCAAGGGAGTTTTGGAAATGATTACAGTGCAAGATTCAGACGATATGTTTGATTTATTCTATACACCGCCACACAAACTGGTCAGGCGAGATGACCCAGTGACAAGCCATGAGGCCGCTGAGAGTGTGGATACCAGCCACATGGAGCAAGTTGTTCTTGAAGCCATACAAGACTTTGGCGCAGACGGTTGTATCTCAGACCAAGTTTTAGCAAAGCTATCGCATCACGGTTACAGCACAGTGACCGCAAGGTACAAGCAGCTAAAAGAGAAAGGGCTGGTGAAGGTTGATGACCGCAAGCGTAAGGGACGGTCAGGCCGTCGTCAGTTGGTGATGTGGGCAACAGAATTTTATGTGGAGCAAAAGGATGGATGAAGAAACACAACAGCGCATTGACATGCTGCAAATGAAAGTCGATGAGTTAGAGGCAAAAGTGTTAGAACAAATGGTAGCCTTTACTACAGCTATGAAGCTGATTGCAGACTTGATGGAGAAAAAAGATGGCTAGAGGAACCTTGCCGCCAAACCTAATACAAGCTTTGGAAGAAGTTGGCATGAGTACGGAGATGGATAAAGGTGCTGTATGGAACTGTCGAGGCACCCCGGTTGTTCTTCACAAAGCCTTGGAGCGTATAGCTCATAAAAAAGGCATACGCTTTGACCCACCGATGGTGATAGAAACCAGTGCTGAACAAAACATCGCAGTGATGTGCGTCACGGGATACCTTGGTGAGTTTAGCGAATGGTCTATAGGTGAAAGCACACCGCGAAACACCACTAATAATTATCCTTTTGCTATGGCAGAGAAACGTGCAAAAGACAGGGTAATACTAAAGCTTATAGGTGTTGCTGGCTTTGTTTATTCAGAAGAAGAAGCTGATGAATTCAAACATAGCAAACCTGACCAAGTTGCACAAAGCCAACAGGTAGAAAGCAAAGCCGATAACAGCGGCTACAACCCAGAGGTGCAAAAGGCAAAGGACTTTTGGCGTGAGGTTGATTTGAAATGTAGCCCAGCAAACATGAAGACATCTTCTGACTTTAATGCTTTAGTATCCCCAGACTATTTTGTTGGGCGTATGAAAGAAACAAAAGAAAATGCCCCAGAAATCTTTGAAGAAATCGACAAAACCATAGCGCAAGCTGCGCGTAGATTAAAATTGGAGTGGTAATATGCCTACAAAACAAAGAAAGAAAGTGTTTGGTTTTAAGTTGTTCCCAAACAACGATAAGAAATCAGATCGTGCGCCTGACTATGGCAATGCAAATGTGCAATGCTATGACCCTGTTATGAAACAAATTGCACCCATATCCCTATCACCTGACAATAAGTATGAGGTGTCGGCATGGACTGAGGCAGATGGGTCAATCGGGGTTAGCTTAAATCAAGTTATCATGGTGGAGTCAGCAGACAACCTTGCTGATGATATTTCACAAGCTGGCTTCAAACCGATTGCCGAGGCCATCGAAACC